CTACTAAGGAGTCAGATAATAGTCCTCCATATACCATTCTATGGTCGCTACTACCAAACACACTACCCAAATCCAACACCTTACTGTTCGACTCATCCTGAGTGAAGTGAGCTTGGGTTTCGTAGTGGATTATATATACAGAACTCCCACCAAAAGCTGCCGTCCATTCATTAAGTGTAGTGTTTAATGTCACGGGATTAGCTCCCCAAGTAACCCCTGAGTCACCAGTTGATTCTCTTGCTATCGTTGTCTCTAGCGATTTGCGGTTTAGTTTAGCTGTAACCGTGGTTCCTGTAACAGGAATAACAGGAATCCACTGACCCTCAACACCATTAGGAAACGTAGCAGCGATGTTAGCTGGTGAACCTATGATGTCTGTCCATGTTGGCTTGGCTTGTTTGTGGGTTTGGTTGAAGCCCCCTACAAAGAATGAGTCGTAAGACCACGCATCATCTCCTACCAATTTTATAGAAGATTTGTCGGCTGAAGATGAGTACGTCACCTCCTTAACCGCCCTAAGTAACCCATCAGATTTCCTGACTACATAACCTCCTATTACAGGCTGCCAAGCATCAGTGGCATATCCTTTAAAGAAGTCACCTGAGTTAAGGTAGTTAATAATGCGTCCACCGCTGATTTGAGAGTTGGCAGGTGAGTTCACGTCCTTAGCAATAGTAAAAGGAACAGCCTCAAATCCACGCACTTCACCAGCAATAGCCATACGCTTATACTTCTCACGTATCTCAGCTAGTGGTAGAGACTTGCTAGACATACGTAGGTCTTGTACGTCACTTGCGTAGATTGCATCGAATGCTTTAGAGTCTGGACGGCCGCTAATGCCTGTGGCTATATTGCCTCTTGTCCCTGCGGCCCATCCACCATCAGCTTTTTTGTAGAAACACTCTAATGCACTTGTTGCTATATGCGTGTCCGTGCCGTGCCAGATTCTATTACTTGAAGCTACCTTGGCTTCATCCCACCATGTTGTACAACCCTCAGCATTAAACACAGGATGATAAGCACCTTGGTTTCTACGCTGAACTAGGAATAGTGGGATGGCGAAACATAGGCCGTTGTGTGCATATGAAGCTGCGTTAGATGTCCTGACTTTCCACACTCCTACGTCACCGTCTATACCTTCAACTAAAGCAGCAACAGCACTAGAACTCATGTAGTCGCCCGCAACTGCGCTAGAATAGCTTGCTAAATCATCAGCGATAGAAGTTAAGCTGCCTTTAGGTTTAACTCGAACTTCTGAGGAGGCTTCACTATAGCTTAATACTTTAGAATCAGGAGCTAAGTAAGGAGAGGTGTACTCCCAAGAATCACCCAAACCTTCAACAACCCGTACACGATAGCGAACCTGAATGAGGTCATCACCATCACTGTAGATGTTGTTCTCAGGGTCTTCTAGGAACTTAGCCTTGTTAGCAGCACTTAATGTACTCCATCTACGACCACGCCCTAATGTAGCTGTATCCCACTCACCGAATGCTGAGTAGCCTTGAGCTATATTTGGAGCTTCTGACCAACTTTCTGTGATGTTGTGAGTACTCATACCTTCCCAAGAGCTAGCACCGTACTGGACGTTGCCTAGTGGAAATACCGCATCCTTTTCGCTAATCTTCTCGTGCCATGATTCAATGAAACCGAAGTCTTGGCGTGAGGTGATTACTGATTCTGTGGCTGGCATTACTGATACGGATAATATCTTAGTTGCCGTATTTGGAGTCCTAGGGTTAACTGATAGACCGCCACCAGAGTGAGTAATTTCAAGAGTAGTTACACCCTTTTTCAAACCTACTTGATTGTATACACCACCCAAAGACACCCAAACACTAGGTTGGTTAGAAGTGCTGTTGATTTCAATCCTGTGCGTCCCTGCGGGATATGTTGTACTGTTGCTTAAATAACAACTAGCCGATGTGTTATTCCCATTAAAGGAAGCTCCTGTGGCATCCACTGTAATAGTGCCTGAACCGCTCCCAGACAGGTTCCAGCTACCATCGTCACCATTCCTAAAGTCACCATTAGTCACCAAGCCTTCAAAAGCCTCGGCAGCACTAGCGTGTGTAACCACTGCGCCTGTTGCTGAGTCGTAGGTTTTAGTGCCATCTGGGGCTGGGGGGAAGGTGATGTAATTCCTAGTTACGTTCGTGGTATTGATGCGTCGTAATGCGTGGGTAACACCATTAACATTACTTATGGGATATTCTGTACGTGAAGCACCTCCGCCGCTTTCCATACCCATACGCAGCATGTTAGGGGATGAAGGAATATCCCATAACCCATTGTTTACGTTGTCTGTACCGAGATAATGCTTACCCCACTCACTAAAGCCACTACCTGCGCTATCTCGCTTACGCTTCTCAGCTAATGCAAAGAACTCAGTCTTAGACATAGCCTTAGACTCAGGAGATAACCAACCGTCAGCGATATTACCTTCACTGTCTGCAATAGGTAACTTACCTGCTGTAGGTGTGATACTACCTGTACCACCTGTAGCTACTGCGGAGGTGTTAGCTTCTGATATTGCTGCTGCTGAGGCTGAGGCCGCTGCTGCGTTCTTAGAGGCTAGCGCGTTAGTTTCCGCTGTCTCTGCGTGAGTTTCTGCTAGCTCTGCTGCTGTCTTAGCTGTTACTGCATTAGCTACCTTAGTGTCTAGTGTAGCTTTAGATACATTCACAGCCGAGGTAAGGTTATCTACCGCAGTTGTTAGTGTTGCTACTTCTGTTTCAACAGTCATAGTTCTTTATACCTTTTATTGAAATGCAATTGCGCTTATGTAGCGGGTCTGCGAATTAGTAAATGCAGTCGCCATGACTACTAAGGAGGTTGTTACATCGGATAGGGTTGCTGCTGCTTCTGCTGCTGAGTCTGCTGAGGCAGTAGCTTGTGTTGTAGCTATATTAGCATTGTACTTAGCTGAGTAGCTTGTACCACTTACTGGTGTGTTAAGTTGAGTTGCCCAGTTATTGGCTAAAGACGCTGCTGCTGCAGATGCTGTGGCCGAGTTTCCTGCGTTAGTCTCAGCTACTTCAGCTGCTGTGGCAGAGTCATTAGCACTGGTTGCTTGTGTAGTTGCTGTGCCTGCTTGTGTAGACGCATTAGTCTCAGAAGTGGCTGCAGCTAACCGAGAAGCTTCACTTAAGCTAGCAGAGGATGCTGAGGCTGCTGCAGAGGCTACTGAGGCGTCTTTAGAAGCTAAGGATGCTGCTGCACTCACTGAAGCTTCTGAGGCCTTAGTGGTGGCTGTAGAGGCCTGTGTAGTTGCTGTAGTGGCTGAAGTAGCTGAGGCAGTAGCTGATGTGTCTGCCGCTGTTAGTGCTGTTGCTAAGTCACCAATAGATGTTGCTGTAGCTGCCGATGCCGCTGCTTCGTTAGCCTTAGTTGTTGCTGTAGTGGCTGCGATTTCAGCGGTGTCTTTAGCAACTACAGAAGCGTCTTTAGCAGCTTCCGATAAGCCTTGTGCAACTACTGCTGCGTCCTTAGCAACTACAGAAGCGTCTTTAGCTGCTTCTGATAAGCCTTGTGCTGACACTGAGGCGTCTTTAGCAAGCACTGCAGCGTCTTTAGCAGCTACTGATGCACTTGAGGCTGTAGAGGCTGTACTTGCACTAGTGCTTGCTAGACCTGAGTAAGAGGATGCTGATGAAGCAGATGCTGCTGCTGCACTAGCGGAATTAGAGGCATTAGCTGCCTGTTGTGTTACTGAACTTAAAGTAGCATCATTGATTGAATCACTTGAGCCACCTGTACCACGGTATATAGCCATTGTTACCACCGTTAAGTTAAATTTAAAGAAAAAAATAGGGACGCTCAAGCATTCTTATGTAATACTTGAGCGTCCCTTAGTGGTTAGTTAGGTTTAACCGTTAACTGCCATGATGAAGCCAGTCTCTGGACGCAACACCTGAGTACCGTACAAACGGTCTGCAGTGTACAAGGTTCCTAAGAACTCTTGCTTGTACTGTGTCTGAGAGCGTACACCCTGTTGTTCTGCAAGTACCATAGTGTCTTTATGACACAACAAGGCACCACGTACAATACCACCAGCAGAGTTCTGAGCAGCAGTCTCTAGAGTAGGACAGTTAGTAGACACATAGATGTCCACACCATACAACTCACCGATCTTACCATTAGCAACACCTTGACCATTAACAAAGTCAGAGCTAACATAACGATCAACACCCATGATTGCGTTACGCATTGAAGGTGGAATCACTAAAGAACGACCATCCATTGGGGTGTCTGCATCGTCCATCTTCTGGATCATGTCACGTAAGAAGCTATCAACGAATACGTCAGCAGCTGCAACAGTGTCTACGGCATAAGCAGTAGTACCGCCAGTACCATCGTTATAGAAGGCTGCAGAAGTAGCCCAGCTAGAACCAGTACCATCACCAAAGGACTTGCCTAGGCTCATCAAATCGTCATCTACTTGCTTGCCTAGGGCATAGCCAGCATCACCAGTATAGAACTGACGTAGAGAAGCAAGTGCTTGTACGTTAGTAATATCTTCGATCATACGTGAGTATTCAAAGTGCTTGTTGATTGTAACTAGAACTTCAGACTCAGTAGCGTTCTGGATAGTTACTGCTGTGTTCTCAGCCTTAGCAGAAGCAACGCCACGGGTAGGAGCAGGGATATGAATTGTATCACCCTTCTTACCTTGCATTGCAATCTTCTTAACTAGTGGTGCAAGTACTAGTGATTTCTCATATGCTGCAATTACTTCGTCAGACCAAATTTCGGGGATGAAAGTTGCTGCTGAAGTGTTGTCTACTGTGCCGCCTTGGGCGGGAAAAGTTGAAGTAGCCATGTTTAATTTCTCTCTATATGTGTAAGGTTATTTGACCCGTTTCTCAGCGTATGCCTGTTGGATGTCGTCTGAGAGCGCTAGGTAGCGTTCGGGATCTGTTTTCATAAGTTTAATAATATCAGCTCGTCTATAGATCTTCTTGGAAGAACTTGAGTCTGGGTTACCGCGAGTGTAGCCATTAGACCCTTCTTTGACAGCCTTCTGTCTTCCTTCTTTCTCAGCCTGAAGCGTTTGATTGATAGCGCCTGAACGATCTTTCCAAAGGGAGAAGAGCTCATGTGCCGATTCAGTATCAAAGTGTTGGTCTGCCTGTACAAACATTCGAGTACGTATCTTAGAGGCTTGAATCCACTCAGCAAACTTAGGATCATTAACGATCTGAGGAATGTCTGGATGGTCTTTCTGTAACAAGGACATTGAGGTTTGCTGTTTATAAGCTCTCGTTGACTCTTCTGCTGCCTTTACTGATGGGTGATTCTCAATTGCTCGACTGATAGCCTTTTCGGGATCAGAATAGAAATCTATATCTTCATCTGTGTCGTGGGCTGCCTGTGAGGGCTCCTGTGACTTGAGTTGTGTGTTGATATAACTATCGACTACGTTACGTAAGTCACCTACTTCAGAAGATTGACGACCTAATAGCTTCTCAGCTTCTTGGTGCATCCTAACTACATCTTCAAGTGATTTACCGTTGTACTTGTCTGGGACTGCTGCTGGTTCAGTTGTTACTTCAGGGTTAGCCTGAGCTTCCTGTGCTACTACTGAATCTGTAGCCATGTCATCTAAGTTATCAAAACGCTCATTAAATTCCTCATTATCGAGGATAACTGCTGCCATATTAAACTCCGTACCTTAGTATTATGGAGAGGGATTAAAAATGAAAGCTTCCTAGAGTTAGGAGTTGGCTTTCTCTGCCTTCGCTCTACTACGTTCATGATCCTTAGCCCACTTAATAGTGGCACCAGCAAAGTCGCCAGAGAAGGGATCTAATAAAGAACGTGGAGAGGAAAGTTGTCTGGTTGCTAAGGCATCACACTCTTTGCATTTCTGCGAGTCTGGTGAGCCTTTAACCATGTGCTCATTAACGTGCCCTAAGGCACACTTGTAATCATAGAATTTAAACATCAGCGTAATTAGCCTCTATAGGATCTTCAGTACGCTGAGACTCCTCTTGACCTATACGTGTTGTTTCTTCTAAGTTCAGTAGAGTACCAATGATGTTCAATTGACCCTTACGGAAGTAAAGGTCTTTCTCATCTTTAGCGGCTTCTACCGAGTTAATGTTGGTAAGGCTAAAGCTCAGGTCTTTAATCAATGATTTCCAACCGTCTGTGCGGAAGAGTGCAGCCATATCTCTAAAGTAGAGCTCAAGTTCAGTGTCTGTCATTAAGATATTGTCCTTTTCTAAAGTATCTTTGATTTAGTACACTATTATAACATAATTTAGCTAATATGTCAAGGTTTATCTTTACTTTTACTAGAAACTGTGCTAGGAGACTCTAATGCTGCCACCTGCGCCTCTAGAGCTGTTATCTGCTTCAAAAGCCTGCTGTAGCTGCTGTTGATCTGCTCCACTACTTGACTGAGTTCGCGCTGGGATACCATTCTGTTGTGCTCCTTGTTGTTTTTTAAAGTTCATGTCCATCTGCTTCTCTTTAAGCATACGATCAGCCACTTTTAGTCTGCGTTCAAATTCCCTATCATCGCTTTCACCTTCTTTAAGGTTAGTAGTGATGGCCTTAATACGTTCAATCTCCATCTCAGCAGGGATAGCCTGTGCTTCAACGGAAAGTTTCTGTGCTCGTGCGTTAGATTCAGCGGCTTGTGAGGACAATGCGGCAGTCTGGGAAGCTTGGAACGCTAACTCAGCTTGTCTAGTCTCTTCTTGTGCCTTCTGAGCTTCTGGAGTAGGTTGTGCTGCCTTATCAATAAGACCAATCAACTCTTCACGGTTGGATACATTCATGTTATCTACAATAGACTTAAGCATGATAGGATAGTAAGGTGTATCCTTGCCCATTGTCTGTAGAAGTTGCACTAACTGGCTGACCTCATACTCTCGTGCCACAATACCTAAGGTAGAGGTAGCATTAAAGTTGTAATCAGACACAGGATAGAGCTCAGGCTCGTACTGCATATAACGCCAAGCAGCCTTAGATACGAAAGGTATCAAGAAAGACTCTTGGAAGTTAATCAAGGTGCGCTTATGTCGCTTAATGATTGCACCTAGAGACATCGAAATGCCAGCAGCAGTAGCTTCTCCATTGATTTGACCACCAACACCAGAAGAGTCAACAGCACCTGTA